TATTAGCACAAACAGACTGGTATATTATCCGTAAAGCAGAAAGAAATGTGGATGTACCAGCTGATGTAGTAACAAAAAGAGCTAACACTATTGCTGAATCTGATCGTTTAGAAGCAGCTATTACTGGTGTTACTACAGTAGAAGAACTTATGGAAGTTTTAAATAATCAAAAATGGACTGAATAATGATGACACCAGAAGAACATAAACAAGCCATTAAGGAGGCTTTAGAAGAGTGGTTAGATAAACAATTTACTAAGTTTGGTAGATGGTCTCTTCGTAGCATTGGAGCCATAGCTCTTGCGGCATTAGTTTATATGTGGGCTGCGTCGCATGGCTGGACTATTAAATAATCCCCTTATTACAGCTGACTCTATAAGGGCAGTTTATGTTTTGTTAAAGAAGCTCCCTCCATTTAATACATGGGGTCTTCCTTCAGATAAGCATATAAAATTTGCAGTAAAAGATAAGTTTTCATGTATGGGAGAGTTACAAGTTTCTCCTTATAAAATTACCATAGGTATCAATCACCATGAACACTTTATTACTTTAGTAACTACAATGGCACATGAAATGGCTCATTTAAAGTTACATAAAGATGGTGTTAAAGGATACCATAGACACACCAAAGAATTTAAAGAGTTAACCAACCAAATAGGAAGTGTCTTTGGTTTTGATAGGAAAACATTATGAAACATTTAATATATTTACTTCTAGTATTAATTACTTTATTTTATATTCATCATGTAGAAGCAGAAGAATACTTAGTAATGCAATATAACGAGAATGTTCGTATTGTTCTTTCTAATGAGAAATGCCCTACAGAAGGATTTAGAGCTGTAGCTCAAAGAATAGATAAACAAATTATGAAAGCTTGTTGGTCTTACAATAATAAAATGATTAACATTAAGTGGGAAGGTGGAGACTTTAGTGAGTTTCCTGTAGATAGATTTTACCCTGTGGAGATTAAATAATGGATCCAATCACAATATTAGCTGCATTAGGACCTTTAGCAGTAGACTTAGGTAAATCACTTATCAATCGTTTTGTAGCACCTGACCAATTTAAACCTGCTACTATAGAACAATATGCTCAGATGAAACAAATTGACCTAGAGTTCTTTAAAGTAATGAATGAAGCTGGTGGTGGTAATCCATCATACCCATGGGTAGAAGGTATTGTAAGACTTATGAGACCAGTTATTGGTTTACTTGTATTAGCAACATGGGCTACTATGCACTTACAAGGAATTGCTACAATAGAGGTAGATAACTTTGCTAGTGCTGTGGGATTCTATTTATTTGGAGAACGCAGTTTGTTCTATATTAAGAAGAAATGAAGTTAAGTCCTAATTTTAGTTTAGAAGAACTTACATTTAGTCAGGTAGCAAGTAGAAGAGGATTAGATAATACTCCTCCTCCTAAAGTAAAAGATAACTTGGAAAGACTTGCATTCTTTCTAGAACAAATTCGTAAACTTTTTAATAAACCACTCCTGATTAGTTCAGGGTATAGATCGAGGGAAGTCAATGAAGCAGTGGGTGGAAGTAAAACCTCACAACATTGTGAAGGATGTGCAGCTGACTTTAATGTCAAGGGAATGTCTCCTAGTGCTGTGGTTAGAGCCATTGTCGATGATAATGTCCCTTACGATCAGGTTATACTAGAATTTGATAGTTGGGTGCATATTTCAATACCTAATACTAAAGAACTTAAACCTAGAAAGCAAGCTTTAATTATAGACAATAAAGGAAAGAGGGAGTTTAAATGAAAAAAGTTCCAACCACTAAAGCAGGAAAGATGAAAAAGATTTCTAAAGTAATGCGAGAATTTAAGGCTGGTACCCTTAATACAGGTTCTAAAAAAGGACCTGTGGTTAAAAGTAAAAAACAAGCGATAGCAATTGCACTCTCACAAGCTGGTATGTCTAAAAAGAAAGGGAAATAATTATGCCAATGGTCGGAATGAAAAAGTTTGCTTACACAGAAAAAGGTAAGAAAGAAGCTAAAGAATACGCAAAGAAGTCAGGTAAGAAAGTAGCAGCAAAGCCTATGAAAAAAGGTGCAAAGCGTGGCTACTAAGGGTCTATATGCTAACATTCATGCTAAACGAGCACGAATAAAAGCAGGGTCTGGTGAAAAGATGCGAAAGGTAGGGGCAAAAGGTGCTCCTACTGTTAAAGCGTTTAAACAATCTGCAAAGACGGCTAAAAAGAAATGATTAAAAAAGGTAAAGAAACATTCTCTGGTTATAACAAACCTAAAAGAACTCCTGGTCATCCCAAAAAGAGTCATGCTGTATTAGCTAAAGTAGGTACAACAGAAAAACTAATTAGATTCGGTCAGCAAGGTGTAAGTGGTGCAGGATCTTCCCCTAAAACAGCTTCTGAGAAAGCAAGGCAAAAGTCTTTTAAAGCAAGACACGCTAAGAACATAGCAAAAGGTAAGATGTCAGCTGCCTATTGGGCAGACAAAGTTAAATGGTAATAAAGTAGTTGACAAATAGCCATTCTTATGGTATAATTGTTGTATATATAGGAATATTATAATGACTTATTTAGAAATTGTCAATAAGGTTTTAAAAAGATTAAGGGAACCTACAGTAGCGTCTGTCACTGAAAATTCATACAGTACACTCATAGGTGAACTTGTCAATGTAGCTAAACGAGAAATCGAAGATGCTTGGGATTGGTCTGCTTTAAGAATTACTCTTACAGCAACGACTGCTCCTGACCTTTTTAACTACATCCTTGTTGGTGCTGGAACTCGTTTTAGAGTTATCAATGTTGTTAATGACACTGATAATTTATTTCTAAAACCTAGAGATAGTAGATGGTTTGAAACCAATTTACTTATGGTTCCTGTACAAAAAGGTAGTCCATTATACTATAACTTTAATGGTGTTACAGAATATGGTGATACACAGGTAGATGTATTTCCTGTTCCTGATACATCTTATACTATTCGTTTTAATGTGGTTATGCCTCAAGATGAGCTTACTACAGATGCTGAGAAAGTAAAAATACCTTATCAACTTCTTGTTGAAGGTACTCTTGCTAGAGCTATTGCTGAACGAGGTGAAGATGGTGGTAATCAGGATCAAGAGATGCGTTACAGAAATATGTTAGCTGATTTAATTGCAATTGAAGCTGGAACAAGACCTGAAGAAACTACTTGGTATCCTAAATAATGGCTGGACAATTAAAAACTACTTCTATCCAAGCTCCTGGATTCATGGGTTTAAACACCCAAGATTCAGCTGTTACGCTTGAAAGCGGTTATGCTTCTATTGCTACTAATTGTGTCATTGACAAGTTTGGTAGATTAGGTGCTAGAAAAGGATGGGATGCTCTTACTACAAATAATGGTACATTAAATGATGACCAACCTATTGGTAGTATATTTGAATTTAAAGAGGTAGATGGTACTATTACCTATCTATCTGCTGGTGGTGGTAAGTTATTTACAGGTACAGAAACCTTAGTAGAACAGATTCCTAAAGCAGCTGACCAAACAACTAACTCACCTATTAGTCCTCCAGATGACAGGTTTCAATTTGCAGCACTACCTGAAGGAAGTGGCATTACAGCTTCTTCTTATGGCTTTGCAGCACAGATGGGTGTACCTTTTCTTGTATGGAGAAAAACATCTCATGTAGGTGCATTTATATTCCAACGAGTAGGGGATTATGGAACTAAACCTACAGGTGTTTCTACCTTTGACCCTGACTGTGTATTATCAGCATTTGGTAGAATATGGACAGCAAGACTTACAAGTAATAAAGTAAATGTTTATTATAGTCGATTATTAGATGGTGCAGCATTCACTGGCACTGGTTCAGGAATGTTAGATATAAGCTCTGTCATTGGTAATAATGATGAAATTACAGCACTAGCTTATCATAATAAATATTTAGTGATATTCTGCAAGAATCACATTGTAGTATATCAAGGTGCAGATGATCCATCCACTATGACACTCGCTGATGTTGTTGTAGGTGTAGGATGTATTGCAAGAGATTCTGTACAAGCTACTGGTACTGATTTAATATTCTTATCAAAGAGTGGTGTAAGAAGCTTTAATAGAACTGTACAAGAAAATACAATGCCATTAAGAGAACTCTCTCTAAACATTAGAGATGACTTAGTTGGCTACTTAGCTGTAGAAACACTTAATAACATTAGAAGTGCTTACTTTGAAAGGGATGCGTTTTACTTACTTACATTCCCTGGTTCTAAAGTAATGGTATATTTTGACTTGAGACAAGTATTACAAAATGGTGCAGCTAGAACAACTTTATGGAATAATAATGCAGGTACAAACTACACTGCTTTTTGTTCTACAGAAGATAGAGAACTCCTTATAGGACTTCCAGGAAAGATTGTTAAATATAATGGTTATCTAGATGGTACAGATCCTTATACAATGCAATACTTTACATCTAATTCTGATTTAGGAAGTGCTACAACAAATAAGATGCTAAAGAAAGCTTCTTTAGTTGTGATAGGTAGTGGAGATCAAGACTTTGTATTTAAGTATGGTTATGACTATACCTTAAATCCTACAGCACAACCTATTAATAGAAGTTTAGGTTCAGCTATTTATTCTACATTTAACACTACTTTTGAATATAACATAGCAAAGTATTCTTCTATTGGTATTGGTGTTAATACAATTGCAGTGCCTTTAGGTGGATCAGGTAAAGTAATACAATTTGGAGTTGAATCTGAAATTAATGACAATCCAGTGTCTATTCAGAAAATAGATGTTTATTTACAAACAGGGAAAATGATATAATGGCAAATTACACCAAAGCAACCAATTTCTTAGCAAAAGATTCTTTGGCTTCAGGAGATCCAGGTAAGATTATTAAAGGGTCTGAATTTGATGTAGAGTTTAATGCTCTACAAACAGCAGTGAATAGTAAAGCAAATAGTATCTCTCCTGCTCTTACTGGTACTCCAACTGCTCCTACAGCGTCTGCTGCAACTAATACTACACAAATTGCTACCACAGAGTTTGTAACCACAGCCATAACAGCTGGAGGTGTTCCTAGTGGTTTAATTGCTATTTGGTCGGGTTCTTCAGCTACTATTCCTAGTGGTTGGGTATTATGTAATGGTACAAGTGGTACTCCTGATTTAAGAGATAAATTTGTTATTGGTGCTGGTTCTACTTATGCAGTGGCAGCTACTGGTGGTAGTGCAGATGCTGTTGTGGTAAGCCATACTCATAGTATAACAGACCCAGGTCATAATCATACAGTTACAGTAGGAAACCAAGGTGGTGTTAATGGTTCTGTATCAGGTGGTGGTACTATTGCAGTTCCAGGAAGTAATACATACACAACAACATCTGTAACAACAGGAATTACTGTTGCTACAACAGGTGTAAGTGGTACTAATGCTAATTTACCACCATATTATGCTCTTTGTTACATTATGAAAGTATAATTAATGGTAATAAAAGATTTTATACCTGAAACATTTAAAGAGTTTTTACAGAATTTAATAAATAGTACAGATTTTAAGTGGCATTTTAATAAAAATTGTACTATTGAAGGTAATGATGGTATTTTTCAATTTGTTAATGTTGTAGTAAATGAACAAGGATATTTAAGTCCTGAGTATGATAAGATTAAACCATTGATATACTTTTTTGAAATGCACACAGGATTAAAAATAAAGGGTATTCGTAGGATGAAAGTTAATCTTCTTACTAAACAAGATATACCTGAAAGTGTTAATAAGTTAGCAACACATACTGATGTTAGTTTAAATGAAGAAGATTTTGTTTCTTTTATATATTATGTAAATGATTCTGATGGTGATACAGTAGTGTATAATAGTGACAAGACTGAAATTATAGAGAGAGCTTCTCCAAAAGCAGGACAATGTTTTTGGTTTAAATCTAATCAATTTCATAATGCTACACCTCCAAAAGAACATGACACACGAATTGTAGTTAATTGTATTTTACAAATTGAATGCTTAAAGTAGAATACGCAAATTTGTTATATAGGATTTATGGAAGTCCTAAAGAAAATAAAAGAAAGTTTTTAGAAGAAGCTTTAACTTGGGAATACTACCCAGTTTATCGTAATAACGAGACAGTTGCTTTATTTGTAGTAAAAGGTAATAGAATACACTGTGGATGCCTTCCTGAATATAAAGGAAAGTGGTTTCCAATGAAAATGTATAAAAGACTAATTAAGAATATAGTCTTAAAATATGGAAGAGCTGAGACATCTACTTTTCCTGAAACAAAAGAGTTTGTAGAAAGACTTGGGTTTAAGGAAGTAAGTAGGAATGAGAACATTATTAATTTTATAAAGACAGAGGTTTAATATGAGTTTTATATCAGATTTATTTGGTGGTGATCAACCTGATTATAGTCAGGCAGAGTTTCAACCATATAATATTACAGGACCAGCAGGTGGTATCACCTATGAAGGACAAACTGGTACAGTTACTCTTGCTCCTGAACTACAACAACTATTTCAACAATATTTAGCTGGTGCTACTGGTGCTCTTCCATCAGCAGAGCAACAAGCATTTGCTAATCAAGTTAGTCAGTATGGTCAAGGATTATTTCAACAAGCTATGGGTCTTGATACTCAAAAAATGACTTCTGATTATTATAATAGAGTATTGGCTGGATTAGAACCACAAAGAGCTGAAGAAGAGTCTAGATTAGCTAACACTCTATTTAAAACAGGTAGAACTGGTGCCGCTACTGGTGTTACAGGTGGTTATGTAAACCCTGAACAATTTGCTTTATTAAAAGCTCGTGAAGGTCAAAATCAACAACTTTATTTATCAGCTGAAGATAGAGCAAGACAAATTCAACAAGATAAAATTAAACAAGCTTTAGGATTGTATGGTACTGGGCAAGAATTAACGGCTACTCCTTATGCTACATCAGCTAATATACTTGGTTATGGTACTAACATTCTTGGTATGGCTAATCCTTATATTACACCATCTATCCAATTAGGACAAGCAGGTGCTCAAGCTGGTGCTAGTATTGTTGGAGCACAGCAACAAGGTTATGGTCAAAATCTTGGTTTTTGGGGAAGTTTACTAGGGTAATTATTTAAGGGATTTATTATGGCAAATGTAGTTAAAAGTTTATTTGGTGACATCCTAGGACCATCTCCTGAAGAAATTCAACAACAACTTTCTCTTCAAGAAGGACGAGCTCCTTTATTTAGAACAATGGTATCTAGAGGTGCTAGAGAGTTAGGATCATTATTTGGTATTGAAGATCCAGCATTAACTAGAGCTAAAAAAGTTAGACAAGCTCTTTCTGATGCACAAAGAGATTTAACTCCTGAAGATTTACAAAATCCTAATGTTCTTTATCCAAAACTTATTGAAACTTTTAAAGCTTATGACTTACCTGAAGAAGCTCTTCAATTAGGTCAATATGCTATTTCTCAGAAGGCTGACTTAGGTCTTACTGAAGCTAAGACACAAGTAGAGATTAAAAAAGCTCTCACTGAAAAAGAAGCTAAACTATCTCCTTTAGATAAAGCTCTTACTAACTTAGAGCAAGCTCAAACAGCTCTTGAAGCAGATCCTACCAATGAAGGATTAAAAAGAAGAGTTCAAGCTTTTGGTGGAGAGGTAGAGAAACTTTCTACAGAGAAACAATCTACAGATGCTCAATATGCTGAAGCAAATGCTACATTGAATAATCCAAATGCTACAAAAGAACAAAAGGCAATTGCTCAAGCAACTATTGATAGACTTTATCCAATTAAAGCACAAGGTATGGGTCAATATGAAAAAGACCCTGTTACAGGTCAATACAGACCTATTCCAGGTACTCCTGCAGAGGAAAAAGCAACCGACAAAGAAAAGAGAGAAGTTACTAAGATTAATAATCAACTAGCTTCTGTCAATCTTGTTGATAAGACTATTGATAAAGCCCTAGGTCAACTTTCTCCTAAAACTACAGGTCTCGTAGGGGTTGGTGCTTCTAAGATTCCTGGTACAGATGCTTATACGCTTAAAACAACACTTAACACCATTGTTGCAAATCTAGGCTTTGATAAGTTACAAGCTATGAGAGATGCTTCACCAACTGGTGGTGCACTAGGTCAAGTTGCTGTTAAGGAAATTGAATTCTTACAACAAACTATTGCTTCATTAGATCAAGGTTTAACACAACAAGAACTAGCTAAAAACTTAGCTGAAATTAAAGCATCTTATGCTAGACTTCAAAAAGCTCTTAGTGAGTCTTTATCTGAAAAACAACCTACTACAACTAAAGCTCCTTCTTCAGGAGCACCTGCTACAACATCGCCAGCTGGTGGAAGTGTACTAGATATTATTAGAAGTTATAAAAAAGGATAATCATGAATATTGATTGGTCTAAACTATCTCAAGAGCAGCTTGATATAGCTGAGAAAGTAGTGCTAGAAGCTCAGAAACAAGGTGTGGATGAGAATTTAGCATTAAGTATGGCTAATATTGAAAGTGGCTTTAATCCTTCTGCAAAGTCACCTAAAGGTGCTATTGGTGTTATGCAACTTATGCCTACCACTGCTAAAGAATTAAATGTTGATCCTAATAATGTAGATGAAAACATTAAAGGTGGAGTATCATACATTAAACAAAACTTTGAGAAGTATAAAGATCCATACCTTACAAGTATTGCTTATAATGCAGGTCCAGGGGTAGCAGATAGATTTGCTGCATCTAAAGACCCATCTATTCTTCCTAGTGAAACTATTAACTATGTAACTCGTTTAGGGGATATATATACACCTACAGTGAGTGTAACTCCTACAGAAACACCTGCACCTGAACAACCTTCTTTAGAGGCTACACCAGGAACAGTACAATCTGCTGTTGAGAACCCACAAAACTACTATGAGTTTAATCCACAAAATATTGGTGTTGCTGGTGCTATTGGTGCTGGTTTAAGTTTAATTCCTGCTATTGGTGGTCCATATAGAGTGGGTAGAGTAGGTATTGAACTAGGTAAACGAATTTTAGGTGGGGCAGCTTCAGGAGCTGTATCTTCTGCTGCTGGTGAATATTATAAAGCAGGAAGACCTGAAAACTTTGAGAATGATGTAACTGCTATGGGTATTGAGTTAGCTGCAGGAGCAGCTCCAACAATTACTCGTGAAGTTATCTCAAGACTTCCTACAGCTATTACAAGTTTATTTCCAGGGGATACCCTTACAAGATATATTGGTAAGCCATTAAAATCTTTACTAGGTGGAGAAACAGAGTCTGAGTTTATTTTAAAAGAATCTAAACTTGGTAAGACTGATACAGGGTTTGCTAAGAGAGTTAAACCAGGAACTTCTACAGATGTATTTACTAGAGGTAATGAAGAAGCTCAAAGAAGATTCTTAACACAAAATAATATCCCATTTACTCAAGCTGAGACAGCTGATAATGCTGTTCGTAACTTTGTTAAGACAAACATTGATGACTTGTATAAACAAGGTAAAGGTTTCGTAGATAGCCCACAATATCAAAAATTACAAGGAGACTTGGCTCAAAGTATTAGAGATGGTCTTGTTGATCCACAAGAATTAAAGATTATTACTAAAGTTATTGGAAGTCAGAAATCTCCATTAAATGCTGACAAGTTTAAAACTACAATATTAAACTTAGCACAACAAAGTGAGACTACTGGTTATAAAGTATATAACTTAGATAAGACAGCTCAAAAGCTTCTTACTACTGCTATGGATGACTATTTTACATCAACTACTGGTAAGCCATTATATGGTCTTTTAAAGAAAGTAGAAGAAGATAAATATATAGCACAAGCTCGTGATAGCCTCCCTGTATTAATCCAAAAAGGATTTAAGGGTGATGATGTAGATCAAGCTCTTACAAATCTATCTAAGAGTAAACAAGGTGTAGAAGACTTTAGAAAAGGATTAGCTACCTATCTTAAAGTTATTCCTGAAAAGGATTTAGTAGCTGAGTTTAATCGTCTTGAACCAGTTATTCGTAAATCTAAAGTTATGCCTCTAGAAGACTTAACAAAAGTTAAAAGAAACATAGCTGAATATAAATCTGCTGGTGCTAAAGCAGGTGCTGTAGGGGCTGTTTTATTAAAAGATTCTATTCTAGGTCTACTAGGTGCAGAAGCCACTAGAGTAATGCCGATGTAATAAAAAAGGGGCGTTAAGCCCCTTAATTATTTAGCCATCATATATAATCCAACATTTGCTAACGCATATCCAAAATAACAAAGACTCATTCCATTATTACCAAGATAGAATTGCTCAGCACTAATATATGAATAAATAAGTCCTGTAATAATAATTAGTATATGACTCATTTGTTTTATTCACCTTCTTCATCCCATTCTATCATAACTCTAATAATTAGAAGATCAAGAAGGAGTATCCACCCCTTCCCTTTCCTACCAATCTGTTTATAACTCATGTGTTCAAATCCTACATTAACGCCACTGATAAATTCTGATCCAAAATAAAACATTAGTTCACCTCGCAAGTTCCGCCAGCACAAGCTAGATTATCTTTAGCTTCTGTATGGTCGTCATGTTCAATTACTTTCGTTAAGTCTATCTCTTGAAGATGTTTAAACATTTCTTCAAAGGTTTCTTTAGTACAATCTTCAAATGGAGCTTGTTGATAGGTGCCACCATTGTAAGGAAGTACAGAGATACCAGTGTAGTTATAACGATTCTCCCACATCCATTTACCACATTCTTCCCACTCATTATCTTTCAATGAGATAGTACAAGAAACATTATGCTTATTATCACCTCTATCATGACCATAAGCTACCCATTGTAAGTTAAACTTCTTAACTCTCTCAAGAATATCTTTATAGCTTTCAGTGCGTAGAATAGAACCTTCAGGAGCTTTCTGAGGGAAACTCATCACAGCTTCTAAGTGTGGTTTAAACACACAATCTTCTATAAGAGCAGGTACAGTAGAAGTCATGTAAGTATACAATGGCTCATTCTTACCTACCCTCATCCTGCGGATATAATAATCATTGTGCCAAGCATGAATGCCACTACTGCTACCGAGTACAAGAGAAGTAGTACCAGCAGGCTTAACTGTAGTAATTCTGGCAGATTCTTTAATACCGATGATCTTTGCAACTCGTTTGTTTTCTTCTTTCGCTTCACCTGCAGCCTCCGCTAAATTAAGTTTAAGAACTCCACCTGAAGCAATACCAGTCATAGAAACACCAAGTAGTGCATCTTCTTCTGAAGTTTCTTTCCATACATTTCGTAAGTAATGGAAGTCAGTGTATCCAGCTTGTAGTGTACCAATGAATGATGCAGCTCTCACACGAGCATTTAATGTGTCTTGAGTGGTTACATCTGATACATTAACTTCAACTAGGTTACAGTAGGAGTTAGGTCTTAAACTAATCTCAGCACATGGGTTAGTACCCACATCATAGTTATTAGTCCAAAATACTCCAGGTTCACCTGCTCCTGATTGCTCTACTCGTTTCCAAATAGAGACCCATTCTTCTTCTGTAATCTCTTCTCTGTTTAATACAACAGAGTTATTAGCACGACCTCGTTGAGGGTTTAGTTCCCACCAATCCCCACTTTTAGCTGACATCATATCCATGTCATCTTTATCGAATAGAGAGATAAGAGCAGCACGACGAATACCACCTGATAGCACAGCATCAGCAATATGGCATATCATATCATGCACTTCAATAGGTTCTAGTTTACGACCAATAGCATTGTTAAGAACACTACGGAGTTTATCTAAACAGATTCGTAATGGATCAGGTCCAGGGGCTTTACCACCTGAGGTAATGAGTCTTGCACCTTTTGGTCTAATATCTCTAAAGTCAAATACAGGGTCTGACTTACCAAGAGTGTAGGCTTTAATTAACACTTTAACAGAGTCAGCCCAACCCTCAATGGAATCTCCTACCAAGAATCGTCGTTGTTTAGCGGATGGACCAATGATAGTAGGGAGTCGATCTGTGTGTCTGCGTTGAACGCTGAAGCCCACGCCACTTCCGCCAAGTAGGTTAAACATGGTCTCGCTGAAAACTGCAGGATGATCGACAGGGGAATAAGCACAATTGAACATACGATTATTGCTAAGTTCAATAGGAGTACCTCCAAATTGAAGACTACGCATAGAAGGCAATACTTGACGATTGTAAACATATTTGTAAACATCTTTAATTTCCTCTTTCAATTGTGGGTATTTCTTAATGTGCATAACCATGTTACGACTAACAAGCTCTTCCCAAGTTTCTCTGCGTTGAGCTTCAGGGACATACTTAGCATATTTATTAAATATGGTTATGTCACTTAATATCTTTTGACTTTTATCCATTATTTTCTTTCTTATAGCGTAGTTATATAAATTAATCGGAGGAAGTGTTATCTCCAAGTTCCAATTCATTGACCAACTTGTCGAACCTATCTTCAATTTTGTCTTGGAAGGCATAGACTAAATCCTCAGTAGTAAGTCCGAGAAGATCAATTAAATCTACCTCTGAAACTTGTTCAATAATCTTTTCTTGTAATTCTGTTAATGTTATCATGTTTTCAGTTCTTTTAGCAACTCTACATAGTGAATGACTTTATCTAGGTCTTTACTACCACCTTTGTCTTTCCATCTGCAGATGTATTTAATTATGTTTCCCTCGATAAAAGGTATATTATTTTTAGTTATAAACTCTATAGGTTGTATAGTGTATTTCTTATAATGATCTCCTTCTACTTGTTTCTTTAATGCTGAATTAGACATTGACAAATTTAGTTTCTCCTTTCTGTTTCAAATTCTTTGTATCTCTAAACCAATTACCACAGCTACGGCATTGATATCGTTGATATTTGCCTGCCGAAGTTAAGTTATACCCTCTTCGCTGGAAATTCTTAGAAGAGCAAGTAGGACAACATAAGTCCGTACCTTCAACTAAGTTACGATTGAGGTGATTCTTAATCCATGGTTTAAAGCGTTCATAAACCTTCTCAAGTAAGATAACATCATTCTTATTATACTCTTCCATAGTCTTCCATGCTTTAGGGATACCTGCCATACATTGTACCCATAACTCATGACCACTATGTTCAGTTTTCTTACCTAAACCTAATGACTGTGCTACATAATCTAGTTTGTTAGATACAAACCTAAATCTACCTTTAGCTACAGTCAGTAAGTCAATCTCTTTAAAAGGAGCTGGAGGAAACATCCCATGCAATAAGAACTCCTTATTGAGTGATGGAATATCGAATCGTTTCCCATTGTAGTGGATGACAGCATCAGCTTCATCAAGAAGCTTATGAATGCCAGCTAACATCTTCTTATCTCCACTTTTCTTTACAGAGTCAAACATCATTTTCTTATCACCAAGCCATTTGGCTGCATAGCACATGACATAAGAACTCTCACGCAGTTGGTTAAGACCAATGTTCTGATCCCATATACCCCATACATGAGCTACATTTGGTGCCATTTCTATATCTAATAGCAGTATTTTACTCATCAAACTGTTCTCCATTAGGTTTACCTACACCATCTTTAAAACGCTTCTCTACATCACCAGTAGACTTATTTAACTCATACTCGTAGTGATCGCCATCATTTCCATTCTGACCCACTACATCCATGCGAGATTTCTTTTTACCAAAGATAAGGTCAAAGTTCTTTTCACCTTGTTCACTAAAGAAACCTTTACTTCTAATTGAATCACCTGTTATATCATTTTTACTCATTGTATCTTTCCTTCAAATACCCAATCAGGAAGGTAGTGCAAGTGTATCTCATGACCATCTTCCGTTTGTTCTAATACACAATTTCTTACTACATAGTTTGCTACAATCTTTAAAAGTATTTCTTCTTCTTGTTCACCTATCTCTACACTCTCGAAAGAGCCATCAGGCTGTAGTCCTTTTACTAGCACGCTTTACCCTTTCTTTTTTTGTTTTGATCTCATGACAACCTTTGCAGAGTACTTGTAAGTTATCCGATGAACAAAAGAGGCGTGTAATAAATATATCCCACGACTCGAATCCTTTCTTAGGGCAGACCACAGGAAGGATATGATCCACTTGTACCTCTTTATTAGGGAAATGCCCTTTGCATTTATTACATTCATAGTGCATAGCCAAGCGTTGAGATTTTTCGTTAATTTTCTTACCAACTTGAGCTTCTTTGAGAGATTCATATTTAGGAGGGTACTTTCTAAAACCACCTCTTAGGGTGGAAGTTATAAATGATTTTAGGCGACCTTCTGTCCATTCTTTATTCGCCATGGGTTAATCTTTCAAAATGATGTTTAAACGAATCTTCCATTGATCGAAGTATCCATAGGCATTGACCATTCATAATTAGCCAATCATCATTCTTATACATATCTCGAACTATACAAAACATTTCATATTCATTAGTTGCCTCAGCTAAAGCTTTCTTAGCTTTAACTGGACCAATACCTGCTATACCTTTTATGTTGTCAGAAGTATCACCTGTTAAAAGTTGAGTATAAAAGTTTCTAAATCCAGTTATTTCATCTACTTCATAGAATTCTTTTTTAACTATGTTGTAGTGCTTTCCAGGCACTTGCAACAAGTCTTTATCTATAGAACAGATAATGCTAGATTCATTTTGATGGATACCAAGATAATCGTCTGCTTCCATTCCAGAAGCCACTGTTCCTTGCCAACTCTCTACAAGATAGTCTCGAAGAAATTGTAGGTGCTTAGGCTTGGTTGCAGTACGATTAGCCTTGTATTCAGGATAGACTTGCTTCCTGAAATTGTCAGGAGATGTCAAGAATAATTTATACTCCGTAGCTTCTACTTCAGCTAAAGTATTCTCAATCATCTCGTTGACACGATAGACGGCTATAGCCTCGTTGTCATTTTCTGTAGTACAAGCTACACGAAATGCGAATATATCTCCGTCTAGTAACGCTTCCATTCCTAATCGTTACCTTGATTAGAGAATACATACTCCTCAAACTTCTTAGCTGTAGCAATTACATCTTCTACAGATTTACCTTGACCTAGTAGTTCAACAGCTGTAGATAGAGAAGATTGACGAATGATATACACTTGTCGTTTAGCTCTTTCTTCTGCTGTCTCATAGTTACTACCAATAACTTTGCCACCACCAGCAGCAGGTTTAGCACCCTCTACTTTAGGAAGAGCTTCACCTTCTTTAACAATTGCTTTCCACTGCCAGTAGCCAGCATCATCTTTAACAGTAGCTACATCTACTCGATCACCTTTTGCATAGCCTTGAATATCTTTAAAGACTGCTGGGTTACTGAAGGACATTAGCTTCTTACCTTGCACTTGTCCTTGTTCGTTACGATAGCTAACTTCTAATGTTTGATATTGTCCCTTACCAGTTTTCACTGATTGGGGTGCTCCTACATCAATAATTTCTACAATCATATTATCTCCTTAAAATTAACTCATATAAATCAGAGTTATATCTATATTATACCATATCTATACTACTTGTCAACCTTTTTATCCATCTGTTGAAGTACTTTTTCTGACGCTATATTTCCTACAAATGTCCCTGATACTGATGCTGCAAACTGAGTACACCCAGCAAGGAATATAAAAAATATAACAACATATTTACCCATTCCATACCTCCATATCTTTCCAATTATTTCCTACCTGTACTTCTGCTTTCATTGGAAGATTGAACTCTGTGCCAAACATCTTCTGAAAGTTTTTAGGTACATCTTCAAATACATCTAGCATAGTCTTAGCTAAAGAATCAGTATGACTACTATCACAATCGATAATAATGGAATCATGAACTGTATTAACCAGTCTCGCTTTTTCATAATTTAATCTCCTCATTCTGTTAAATAGTGACACTCTTGCTATTGTCATTAAATCTGCACCTAACCCCTGAACAGGGTAGTTTAAGATTGTGGTGCGAGGGAACACCTTCTCCCCTCGTCTTAATTCAGGTTCGAACTGATAAACTCTTCCAGTAGGAAGGACTACCTTTTTAGTAGTTGTTGCTTCTTGCATAAGTTTAATATGCCATTTATGAAGCCCTTTATATTTGCTATAAAATTCATCAATGATTTTTTGCCAAAACTTTTCCGATTTAGAGACATCGCTGAAATTAGGATCGTTAGCGTAACTATAAGCGGAACCTCCGTAAATAAGCCGAAAAACAAAAGTTTTAGCGATAAGACGACTAGGTAAACCAAAACGAGTTTGATTATCAGTATGCTGATCGACATTGTTCCAGATTTCTTCATAAGCTACCTCATCTTTACTTAAAAAGGCTGCACATCTCCACTCTAGTGCTGACGCATCACCTTGGATTAACATTATTCTAACTCTTTTACAATAGCTTCAATGACATCTTGGTCGAGTTGTTTAAACACTTCTCTAGCACCATAGCGTCTAATTAAATCTCCGAACTCTGCTAAAGTCCAATAGAAGTGAGCTTGTTCTTCATTCTGTTGTTGTTCCATTACTGTATCAAATTCATCTGCCATAATTTTCTCCTAGTATCGTGAATAGAATAATTCTTTTATTTCTCCGTCAAAATTTTGTAGATTCGGTTTTGAGGAACTAAGGCGACCAGTTCTAGCGACGCATTGGTTGAGTTGACCATGTAGTGTACCTTTAGACCAACCTTGACTTTCTCGGAGTTCAGGGAGTCCTGAATAGTAAGTTCCTCTACGCTTTTCAAGTCCACTCCGTTTAAGGATAAGTTCAATAACTCCTTTAGAAACGCCTGTAGCCCTAAGACTTCTAAGCGTCTGTTCATCTGTGCTATAATACCCATCTTTCTTTAACTCACTTCCTTTTAATGGTTCTATCAATCGAGGCATATCATAGTGATGATCTACCCACCCTTCTTT